GGCGCTCCCTTTTTCATGACCTCGATCTGGCGCTTGAACTCCGCAACGTAGGAGTGCTTCAGCCGGTTCGCTTCAGTGAGGTTGGACGTGCCAAGGGACTTCTTGAACCGCGTCACGCCTGCGAGCTTGCGGAGCTTGGGAGGGACGTTGACGACCACTTGCCAAGTGTTGTGGTGCTTCTTCAGGTAGTCGTTCGCGCCCATGCTACTGTCACCCCGGATTGTCACCCCGATTTATGGGAGAAGTCCGCGAATGGCAATGGTTATTGGGCTTTTGGAGGGTGTTTTCGGGTATCCTAGTTCCCCAGCCAAACCCTCTAAACCCAATTAAATCAATAACTTACTGGCCTGAACGCGCCGAAAATAGTAGCGCGTAGTAGCAGCTAACAGTAGCGCTACCATCTTGTTTCTTGTTCGCGCATCGCGTATCCTATTGTCACGTTAGAGATTGCGCTGATCATCGCGCATCGCCCGAGAGGGCCAGCACAGCAACAGAGAGAACCAGTTCAGCCGCGAGGCTGATCGCTCTGATTGTCTGTGACTCGCTTGAAACTTCCATCTCGCCTTCAAAAGCTACTCGGCATCGAAACCAAATCAGGTCTGGCATCGCCTGATGACTGGTTGTTCGACCTGTTCGGGGGCGCGCCAGCATCGTCTGGTATTCGCGTCACGCCCAAGAGCGCCATGACGTGCGCGCCCGTTCGCGCCGCCGTTCAGGCAATCAGCGAGGGCATCGGACAGCTTCCGGTTCACGTCTATGAGCGTGCTGGCGATGCCAAAGAACGCGCGGCAAACCATCCGGCCTACAAGTTACTTCACGACGAAGCGAACGAATGGACGCCAGCAGCGCTGTTCCGCGAACAGATCACACGAGACGCCTGTCTTTATCCAAACGGCGGCTTCGCCCATATCGTTCGCGTTGACGGCAAGCCGGTTGAATTGCTCCGCATCGATCCTGAGCAATCCAAGGTCATCGTCCAGACTGATAATAGCGAGCCGGTCTATAAGGTGCAGACCGGCAAGGGCAATCCGATCACGGTTGCCCGCGAGAACATGCTGCACATTCCTAGTCCGTCATTGAACGGGGAGGGGCTTGTTCACGAAGCACGTGAAGCCATCGGCCTCGCGTTGGTCATGGAGCGTCACGCTGCCCGGCTGTTCGGCAACGGCGCGCGGCCCAGCGGAGTGCTTTCCCTTAAGAACGCCACGACGCCGGAAGCGCTCACCAAGGCCCGCACGGCATGGCAAGCCGCGCATGGCGGAAGCAACAGCGGCGGAACAGCTGTGCTCCCCGGCGATGCCTCTTGGCAAGCGCTCATGCTTACCAGCGCTGATGCTCAGTTCCTGGAGCTTCGCAAATTTGCCATCGATGAAATTGCCCGCGTGTGGCGCGTGCCGCCGAGCATGTTGTTTGAGCTTGGCCGCGCGACGTGGGGCAACGGCGAACAGCAAGGCCGCCAGTTTCTAGACCTTTGCCTGATGGCGTGGGTTTCTCGCTGGGAAGGCGAAATCCGCTTGAAGCTGTTCACGCCGGAAGAGCGCGCAACCTATTTCGCTGAATTTCTTACTGATGGCTTTGCTCGCGCCGATCTTGCGGCTCGGATGGAGGCTTATTCAAAGGCGATTGCGGCGCGCATTCTCAACCCCAACGAAGTGCGGGCGATGGAAAACCGCGCACCATACGCAGGTGGCGACAAGTTCGAAAACCCGAACACGTCGCAAGGTGCCGCGCAATGATTGCTCACCGGGCGTTCTTTGGCGATGCCGAATACGACTTCCGGCTCACCGTTCCTGCGATTCAGGAACTGGAGCGAAGCACCGGCCTAGGCATTGGCTTGCTTTGCGAGCGCATCTTCACGCGCAATTTCGCTCAAGCGGACCTCACCGAAACAATCCGGCTTGCACTGATCGGCGGCGGCACCTCGCCGAAGCGCGCCGCTGAACTTGTCGCGGCATACGCAACCGGACGCCCGCTTGCAGAAATCTATCCGCTCGCATCCGCCATCGCGGACGCGACGTGGTTCGGAAAGGACGATCATGGACAGACTTGAAATCAAGGCCGCGCTCTCGGTTGACGACGCTGGCACCATCACCGGCACGGCATGGCCTTTTGGTTCTGCGGACCGCGTTGGCGATCTGATCGTGAAGGGCGCTTTCAGTTCGCCCCAGCGCTTGCCGATGCTGTTCGCTCACGATCAGGCGCAAGCCGTCGGCGTTTGGGATTCAATCGAAGAGACCGCCGAAGGACTGACAGTCAAAGGACGTCTTCTGATCGATGACGTTGCGCGCGCCCGCGAGGTTCGCGCGCTTGTTCGCGAGGGGGCAGTCACCGGCCTCTCAATCGGCTTTGTCACCAAAAAGGCCGCAGGTCGCAAAGGGGGCGGGCGAACAATCAGCGCGCTCGATCTCCACGAAATTTCAATCGTTCCAATCCCGAGCCATCCCGGCGCGCGGATCATCACGGCCAAATCGGCCATTACCACGGGAGGGCGCATGCCCCAGACGGAAGAGGACACCGCGCCTGACTACGCGGCAATCGAGACCAAGGTCGCGGAAATCGCTACCGAGGTGAAAAGTTTCACCAAGGTTGCGGATCGACTCGACAAGATCGAAGCGAAGCTGAACCGCCCCGGCATCATCGGTGCCGACAACGACAATGGCGGCGTCGAAAAGAAGGCCTTCATGTCATTCCTGCGGCATGACATTGGCCGCATGAACGCTGACGAAGTGAAGGCGTTGACCGTCGCCAACGATGCGGCTGGCGGCTATCTCGCCCCCGAGCAGTTCGGTGAGCTTATCAAGCTGCTCAATCAGTATTCGCCTATCCGGCAGTATGCGCGGGTGACGACCATCGGGGCAGCAGAAATCAAGTATCCGCGCCGCACCGCGACCACGGCGGCGACGTGGGTTGGCGAAACCGCAGACCGAACGTCCAGCGAACCGGCCTATGAGCAGATCGGCATTTCGCCTTTCGAGCTTGCCACCTTCACCGACGTTTCGACGCAGCTTCTGGAAGACAACGCCTACAATCTGGAAGGTGAGCTTTCGGCGGACTTCGCGGAGTCGTTCGGCAAGACCGAAGGCCTCGCCTTTGTGAAGGGCAGTGGCACCGGACAGCCAAAGGGCCTGATGACTGCAACGGGCATCGCGGAAGTGAAGACCGGCGCGGCAGCGGCGTTCCCCACGACCAACCCGGCTGACGTGATCGTTGGCATGTATCACTCACTGCCGACGCCTCACGCCCAGAATGGCGTGTGGCTCATGAACCGGACCACGCTCGGCACCATCCGCCTCTGGAAGGACGGGCAGGGCCGTTATCTGGTGCTTGATCCGATCAGCGAAGGCGCTCCTAGCACGTTGCTTGGCCGTCCAATCGTTGAAGCGATCGACATGGACGATATCGGTGCGAACAAATATCCGATCCTGTTCGGCGACTTGCAGGGCTATCGCATCGTTGATCGCGTTGGCTTGTCGGTCTTGCGTGATCCGTATTCGCTCGCAACCAAGGGCCAGGTTCGTTTCCATGCGCGCAAGCGCGTCGGCGCGGACCTCACGCACCCTGATCGGTTCGTGAAGCTGAAGGTCGCGGCGTAAGAACATGCGGCTCGCAACAGACGACATCGTGATTGATGTTTCTCCGGCAATATCGCTACGTCCGACGTTGCGGGCCGCATACCGCCTTGAGCGCAAGTATGATGGCTTTGACAAACTCCTACGTTTGGTTTCTCGCGGCAGCCTTACTGCTATTGCTGACGTGATCCGGGAAGGCGCGGGCGACAACACCGTCACGCGGTATCTCGACAGCCTTGAAGGCATGTCGCTGCACATTGGTATTGATCGGCTCGCCGGTCCCGCCACCAAGTTTATTTTCGCCCTAGCAGGCGTCGATCGGTCCAAGCCTGTGCAGGAAGCACCGGCAAATCCGATCTCGTTCGAACAGCACCACACCAAACTGTTCCGCATCGCTACCGGGCTAGGCTGGCCTCCTGAGGATGCATGGAATGCAACGCCTGCCGAAATAATGGAAGCCTACAAGGGGCGCACGGACATGCTCGCCGCGATCTTTGGCGGCAACAAGGAAGCCGAAGACAGCGGCAACACGTCCGATCTCACGGCATTGGAAGGCGAGGCGCGCCAGAACGCATTGAAGCGCTTCGCCGCGCTGGGCGACCTCACTGTGCAGAGGATGCCCTGATGCCGATGAAAGCACCACGCATCTGTAGCTGCGGCCACAAGGTCGCGTTTGGCATTCTTTGCCAATGCCAGCAACGCCGTAAGGCGGAAGCTGACCAGCGCAGGCCTACTGCGCACCAACGTGGATACGACTCCAAGTGGCAGCGTGAAAGCAGGATGTTCCTCGCACTACCCGGCAACAGTCACTGTTCCTG